ATGAAACCGCAAACTCACCATGATAATGAGGATGTTGAAGTAGAGAGTGAAGAAAAGCAGAATGGTGAAGAAATTGAGGTTGATGAAGAACGCCTGCCTTCACAGGCGATGGCCACTCATGAAGTGATTCGCCAGGAGGGCGAGAAAGAGCTCGAACGCGATGCCATGGCGCTATTATGGTCAGCGATTGCCGCCGGGCTTTCAATGGGGGCCTCGCTGGTCGCCAAAGGTATCTTCCATGTCCATCTGAACGAACTTCCCGGCGGCTTCTTGCTGGAAAATCTTGGTTATACCTTTGGTTTTGTTATCGTCATTCTCGCTCGCCAACAGTTGTTTACCGAGAACACCGTCACCGCCGTCCTGCCTATTATGCATAAACCCACGCCAGGCAACATCGGCCTGCTGTTACGTTTATGGGGGATTGTGCTGGCAGGTAACTTAATCGGGACCGCTATCGCGGCCTGGGCGTTCGATGTTATGCCTGTGTTCGATGAGCCCACTCGCGAAGCCTTTCTTAAAATTAGCCTGAAGGTGATGCAAAACCCGCCGCTGGAGATGTTTGCCAATGCAATTATCTCCGGTTGGCTGGTCGCCACTATGGTGTGGATGTTTCCTGCCGCAGGTTCTGCAAAGATTGTCGTCATCATTCTGATGACCTGGCTTATCGCCCTCGCGGACACCACGCATATTGTGGTTGGCAGCGTCGAGATTTTCTATCTGGTATTTAACGGGACGCTACCGTGGCAGGAATTTATCTGGCCTTTTGCTCTGCCAACGCTTGCCGGCAACATATGCGGCGGGACCTTTATTTTCGCTTTATTAAGCCATGCCCAGATTCGCAATGACATGAGTCATGAGAAGAAAGCTCGTGCAGCCGAGGAGGCAAAAAAGCGCTAAATGGCTATAGATTAAGCAGTTGGCCCGTACAAGCTTAACGAGCGCCGAAAATAACGCTATAATCCCGGCGCTTCGTCCCCTTAGTTAAATGGATATAAATTTAAAATAAGACAAGACAATGTTTTTATTGAATTTATATCCATTTTGATTTTCATTTAAGTACACAAATATGTACACAAAATATTTTCTAAAAGTCAGATTACAGGGCTATCGTCCTGCCTCAAGTCGTTGATCGCGTGCGTAGCCACTCCCAACACTTCAACATCTTCCATCGCCTCCCCTTCTATCGATTCACCTTCGACGGTGATAAAAGAACGCCCCATCAATTTTGCAAACTGCAGTTCGCCAGCCAGGCGGATAAGAAGGACGCTTCCTTGCGTCACTTTTAATGACAGGTCAAGAACAACGAAGCCGCGATCAGTCTCTATAATCTGAGAGTTCGCGCCAATGTTGCACGCAGCCGTGACAGTCAGAGCAGACTCAATATAATCAGCAGCAGGAGAAGGAAAATAGCTGGCAGTCATTACATCACCCTCCCCATGTTGCGGAGAATCCACAGCCTGTTTTCTGTGTGGTCCGGCGTTTTGTCAGCGAAGCACGACTGATAGCGCTCTATCCACCGGTTAGCCTCGGAATAAGATAGATGGATGCCACGGCACACCAGAGAAGACACAAAATCGCGAGTGTGCAGGTACTGGTAGCCTTTCGAGTTCCGAAGTATCGACTCACGAAAGGCCTGGTTGATGTCTGATTGTCGAAGCATGATCTGCCCTCCCATTAATACTGTTTATGCATACAGTAGTTTTAATGGGGGAGAAGATCAAGAAAGGAAGCGGCTATCAATTTTCATGACAGCCGCAAGTTACTCTTAAACTTCTGACCAGCATTGCCCGCTATACGCAGGGAGTACAAAAATAATTGTGCTTCCTGTTCTTGGCGTTAATACATCTCCGGCATGCGAGAGGTCATAGTGTCGTCCCACCAGAGTTTTGGCTACGCCAAGTGATATCGTGACTGCGGCCACTCCACTGTTACGGTTAACCAGGAAGAGTTTCAGTTTTCCTCCCGCCCTGAATACCGCAACACCAATTCCCGCTGTCGATATCGTCGGTTGACCACCCACACGAATTGCGCCCACAGGCAGATTATCCCCGGTGAGCCGGTACGCGTTGTAGTTCCAGGCATTTTCCCCGAAGTTACCATACCCCAGCATGTCTTCATTCCCTTCCTGTCCCGGAGTTATTCCATACTGCTGCAGCAGGTTACACTTCATAATCGCGTAGCCGTCTGTATTAGACGTATAGCTGCTGCTTTCACCCAGCTGTTTGCAGATGTGGATAATAGGCATAACCACTTCCGCGCCGCCGAACGTCAGGTTGTGGAGGTCCCGCAACATGTTGTTCGCGCATTTCCACGCATTACTGCTGTTTTGTGGGTACATATACTCCGTTTCATTCACAAAAACGTTGGTCTTTGTGCCCTTCAGGGTCAGGAATGTGGAGGATTTGAGCCAGTCGGCATCCGTGGCAATGGCTGTGATATTGTGATGGCTGTATCCCCAGATGGTTGCAGGGTGAGCATCGATATAGGTCTGCCCGATATGCCAGTCATTATCAGATGAAACATGTAACAGCGGCGTATTTGCCTGGCCTTCCCATTCCGACAGAATTGCGCTGGCTGCGATTTTCGGCTGCAACACCGCCAGCAGGTCGCTGTACACGCGGTCCGTGTATTTGCACACGCCATACAGTTCGTGCCCGTACTGCGGCTCGTTCTGCAAACCCCACATGCGGATCGGACCAACGTTCTGATGCAGGTATTCAAAATCATTAAGCATGGCGCTGGCCATAGCTTCAATTTGTACTGCGTACTGAGTCGGATCGCTGCCCTTGATACTGTCCAGTGTTGTGCTGCGCGGATATGTTCCGCCAGCCCACGGCTGGTTATAGGATGACGGTGTACCGGCATATTTGCCGTTCGTCATCCAGTAAGGCGCCGGACACCAGTATTCCGGTGCCAGACCTCCACCCGCCTCAACAATATTCACCATCAGACGTTTCAGCGCGGCATTCTGTCCCTGATAACGTTCACCGATATTTTTAGCCAGGCCTGTCGCCGAATCGACATTGCGAAAACCGCGATAGGCAAATCCCAGCGGCAGCCGAATATAGTAAATACCGTATCCGTTACCCGGAAACATCATGCTGCGCAGGCGGCTCTGCTCGGAGAGCGTCAGGGATTGCGGAAATCCCCACAACGCGGTAGTGCTGTCTGTGGCGGGCTCAGTGCCGCCGATAAATGAGTCTGGCTGAATCTCAATGTATCCCCCGCGATAAGTTTGCCCACGTTCACTCAAAGAAAGAGCAATATCTGCAGTGATAGTTGCATCAGATACTGGCGGTTCAAGTGACGATGAACTTGACGCGCTACCGGCGATAGCGATGATATCGTCGTGAGAATACATCCGGCGCTCAGTGGCTGACCACCACGCGGAGAAAGCGGACAGACGATTGCGGAAGACATCGTTATAGCGCCTGATTGCATTGGTCAGAACCAACATCTGTTTCGCTGTAAGGGAGGCACCCACCCAGGCAGCGGCGAGCGCGCCGTCGAACATATGGTACCCGGATGACTTTTGAGAACACCCCAGGAGCACATTCGTATTTGTCATGACCGTCGCAGCTTGCATCGTTGACCCCAGCAGGAGGCCTTCACGATATACGGCAAGCTCACCATTGAGACGAGAAACCCCGTATACGGCATTGGCGACAGCGTAATCACCGACAATAAAGGCATTGGCCTGGTTTAACCTGACCCCCATAGGACTGCTCGATGCCGATGAAGGCCGCGGGGCAAGGCTGATCCCCTCCGTCCCGTTAAAGGCCCCCATAATATGGCCGGTCGCCACCATCGTTGACGGCGGAAAGAGCAAAGCTCCAAAGGAAGCATCTTCAAGAGCCAGTTTTCCGGCGGCCAGTGAAGGGTTATATCCTGTATCGAGGTAAGTCAATCCCGATCGGGAGAACGTCCAGCCCCCGGACTGACTCCAGGCTGGCGGCGCATCAGTGCTCAGGTTAAAAGCATCCTTAACAATATTCAGCAGTGAATCCGCGTAGCTGGTACTGATTCCCAGCCAGAGCCCGTCAAGCGCCCCCCATACCCCTTCATTTTTCAGCAAATATATCAGCTGATTGATTGCCATCTGCTGAACGGTACCGGGTTTGACCGCCATTCTGGCAACCAGCGCCGTCGTCTCAGCGAGCGTGGTATCCGGGATAATGGAGGGCTCATACACCACGCCAGTGGATTCATCGACAGCCCGTACATCCAGTGAGCTGACAGACAGTTTCATTATGTCGCTGTAGGTATCACAGGAAACCAGAGCGTTAGCGAGCAGCGTTGTTTTTCTGTCCACCACATCAGAAGAAATCGCCGTCACATCAGCAGGTTTAATCAGCGAATAAGGCATCTGAACCCAGACGCCTGCAGGCAGCGTTGCAGACCGGAATCCAGATATGTAGCGCTGAACGGCATCGTTCAGAGCAAACATTTCGGTTTCGGTCAGTCCTGAAGCAATAAACGCAGCGCAAATATTGGCGCTGGCATACCAGCCAGATGCAGCCCTGGCACGTCCAATATTCACCGACGCATTGATTACAGAAAGCGACGGCGCATTGCTTACAGCGACAACTTTACTTCCAGAGTAGAGCGTCGAGGTTACACTACTCAGGCGTGTTGCCGAGAACAGGGTTGTTCCTGTCGGTGAAATTAACCCCGTCAGTAACTCGTTATTATTTATCCGGGCATTCAGGGTGTTCTCAGTCCTGGACATGGTGAGTCCATTCGCACCGTCGTAAGCGCCCATGAAAACGCCCTGGTTAGTCGCGCCCGCTACCATCACACCAAACGAAGCGCTGTCTTTCGAATAATGACCACCTGCGGTAGATGGATTGAAACCAGTATCAAGCCAGCTGTCGCCAAAAAAGGTCCAGCCGGATGACGTATTGAAATTAATGGTGCCATTTTCGGTGAGCGGCAGGGCGCCGTTGACGATATTCAGACGCGCATCAGCCCGGCTGGTATTAATGCCGAGCCAGAGGCCGTCAAGCTTTGCCAAAATACCAGCCTGCTTAAGGTCATAATACAGACGGTTAACCGCTGCCTTCTGAATCTCAGTTGGCTGCGTTGTCATTCTCGCCAGCAGGGATGTGGTTTCTTGCTGCAGTGCAACTGCCGTTTTATCCCACGAATAATAATTCCCGGTTGACTGATCGATAGCCAGATTATGCTGATCTGAAGGTAAGGAAGCTCTCAAAACAGATTCGGTGACATACACCGCAACGCCGCCGTTTTCCATGAGCGCGCTTATGGCTTCAGCGTTCTTCGCCATCATTCCGCGCCAGGTATCCAGATCAACGCCAGCGCGGTCCGGTTCGGTCGGCGCATCACCATTCACCAGCTTATCCAGGCGCTCGGCGTTATCGAGCAGCACTGCGGGAGACGTGCTCCCCAGCTCCGGGTTAAAGGCCATGTTTTTTGCTCCAAAAAAGGCGTTCGCGCAAACGAGGGTTTGTGCGAAAGAAAGTTGAAAGGGGTATTTTTGGTTTTAAGCGACGTCGCCGGGGTATGTGGCATCGTCGTATGCGTAGAAAATTTCTTTATATTCCGGCGCGGTCACCTGACAGGTTCCGTCATCCGAGGGGACTATTTCCTGAATAATTCCGTGTCGTGCTCCCTTCTCGCTGTCGCAAAACAGCAAGCGAGGTAATTCCACATCCGGGTCATCCATCGTCCAGTCTTCAGGATGCAGATCGGCGTTGTACGGTATTGAAAGAGTAAAGTCATCGACGCGTGTCGGGGTTAATAAGCGGGTTGATGGCCGACCGTCCTGAAACTGTATCCAGCAGCGCGGATTAGCGTAGCTCCAGTCCAGAAACTCAGTGACTGTTAACGTGATAACTTCATCATCGAATGCCATATCTTCGATCAGACAGCTAATTGTTTTACCAGTAGGAATATCATCAGAAAGAATGATGTGATCGCCAAACTGATAGCACCAGCCAAGAAGCTCAGTTGTGCATTCATAGGTCCTGCGCTGGTGCAGATATTTCATGAGCCTGCGCATACCTATCCGGTAAGCACGATCTGCAGTCATTATAATGCCCAGCGAGTACGACTCCACTTTGCGTGGCACAGGATTATCAGCAGTCCGGCACTGAACGATTTCTTCTGCCCAGGTAACCGGATTGATATATGTGACGTCAACACCGTCATAATCATCATCGGAAGGGGCCCTGAATGAGGTCTGCATTTCTTCAACCGTATCCTGAGGGGTAATGATCCCGGTCCAGTTTTTGACGCCTTCACGCCCGGCAGACAAGAGCCCGTCTGACAACAAAAAATAACTCATGCCTGCTTCAGTGATTTTGTCGAAAATATCTTTTGCTGAAGCACTGTCGCTGCTTGCCTCATAGTCAAAATATTCTCCCCTTGGCGTCCACCAGGCGGTTTCAAGAGCATTTATCGCAGAGGTATCGATCTGGTTTGCGTTAAAACCAAGACTACCTGCAACATGACGAAATGCGCCGCTAATGGTTCTGTTTCCCCCTCCTTCATATTCACGGGTAGCGACCACGCTGACTCGTCTGTCAGACTGTGCCGCCAGTTTCCCCCCGGTTTCAACGGTAATTGCCCAGGTTGTTACACCTGAGTAGGAGGCAGGTCTTGCCAGAAGCCTCCCTCTTAAAGCCTGCCAGTACATATTGTCGCGGGCGTTATTACTGCCCTGCTCATTCCGGCGACGACACCGCACTTCAACCAGGCCGGGAGAGTCGAGCGAAAATCTTTCTGTGAACCCCAGCCCATTAATGTTTTTGAGCGCGTATTCCCCCTGCTTGCTAAGCCATCCGGAGCCGGTGCCATATACCCGATACTGAATTTCCCACTCTACATGCCTGATGCGTTTCTTGCCCTTATTATCAAAACCGCAGATACCGTTAGGAAAGGAGAAATTCACCTCAAAGGCGTCCACAACTTCATTTTCCGGACAAACCAGGAACGGCCCCAGCCAGTTCAGCGTGTCGTTAATCCCCGTGGCTTCATAGTCAATCATCGTTCTGCTGGAAAATCCTGGCCACGAAGCATCAGTCGAACCGTTGACCAGACGAGTGACAGTTGCCGTCGTTCCATCAGCAGAAACAACCTGATATTCATTGCCCCGATGTGCGAGCGAAAGACGCTGAGTGCCCTCCGGTACCCCGGCGAACGCAGTCCCGGTGGCACTGTTATAAGCAAGGGTCACATTGGCAGTAATTGCAGCGCTACCGCCAGTTGACGCGCTGCCAGAGGTATAAACAGGAGCATCTCCAAACACAGAGGACGGAAGCGAAGAAGATGTGATCGCTCCACCTGCAAACGGACTCGCTTCTTCAGTGATCAGCACCGTTCCGCCATTGTCACGCGCTACCAGTCCTGATCCCGTCAGTCCCTCAGTGATAGCTGCCAGAAGGCCGGACATATTCACATAATCAGCAACAAGAGAGACGGTATAAGTTGTTCCGTTCCAGGTCACCGTAAACGTTGTGCTGCCCAGCGAGAAATCATAAGTCGTCGGTGCCGCGCTGGACTGAATTTTAGCCGCACTTCCACCCTCTCCCGGAATGGCATCCTGCCCCGGCGTATAGGATGCAATAAAGAGATCGTAATCAACGCTGTTAAAACTCAGCGTTATCGGCATCCCAACCACAGGCGCGATTTCAGTCAGTAGCTTGCTGGCAAATACGCTGTAACCTGATGAGGTGGAGATAAGGAAGTTGGTGGGGGCTTTAATCTCAACGATAGTTCCTGCGACCCAACTTGCAGGCAGAGAGTTATCATCGTCATCGTCACCATCATCCGTGTCCAGCCCTGTGAACGTTACGGATGCACCAGAAACAGTCATGCTGTCAGCAATAATATCGTCGGAATCAGGCGAGGTCTGGGCCATATCTAGCCCTGTTCCGCTTGATGTTCCGCCGACTTCTGTCGAGTTGAACCAGTTTTCGCTTCGTGTATCGAAAGATACATCCTCTCCAGGTTGATACACTTTATCGCTGAAACCATCACCCAGCGAGGCTGCAGGGGTTTCTCCTATCCGTTTATCTCCTCCCGTAAACGAAAACTTTCCCTGCCCGACACAAAGAAACATTTCGACCGTCATTCGCGTTGGATCATTCGGGTCAAAACGGGTAACCGGCTGAACCAGATAATCAGGATAGATGCGGCATCGACCAAACACCTCACGTATCGGGTCTCCAAGTTTCGCTGTGTTAGCTTTTGCAGGGTTTAGCTCCAGCGAACGACCACTACCCGATGAATAACCACCAATATCGAGTTTCGGCCCAAAGAATAATGAATAGGCAGCGGAGGCAACTGATACCGCAATAGAAACCCAGACAGCAATTTCCAGCCCCGTTCCGTAGGGAACAGGATAAATTCTGACATCACTGTCAGGGCTCAACTGGCAAAGCGGCCACTCATCGGGAGGAAGTGTGCGGCCATTTAATTCAACGGCAACTGGGTGCGATCTGTCCTGGCTGTACCCAGGAACATTTCTGACCATCCATTGATGCAGCGTAATATTGCCGTGCTCATGAGTTTCAAGCGGTTCTCCGGGGAGCCGGGAAGGGTAAATTCTTATCGTCATTGCCAGAACTCCACACGGTTAAACCGACGGACAAATCGCGGAAGAGGTAGAAAGGTGACATTGGTTCCCGGATTACATTCTGCAACCTGCAACTGGCCATCCAGTAAAACTACGATACCAACATGCGTCACGGTTGATCCTGAATAACAAGCTACCCCGGCCCCGACACAAGGCTCACAGCGTGTGAGGGATTTCATAAACTTCCTGGCCTCACGATCGAGCCCTCCCTCATCTTTCGTCACGCCGGAAAAATCCGGCCATAACGGGAGAAGGAGATCGCCGCGGATTTCATTGATAATGCCGAAACAGTCGAGCTCAGGATAAACGCGCCCGCCCTTCAGCCATTTGACCGAAAGGTATTTATCAGAATGGAACATGTGTATACCTCAGGAAGACATGTAACGAAGACCGGGATGTTCAGCAAGGTTATAACGATTACGCGGCCAGGCAGTTTTAAGGATGTTCATATATCCGGCAGTTACCTGCACCGCAGTTGCCGTCCACGATCCGGATTTCACATCAAGGGTGTAAGGCGATGCCGCAGGTGCAGATAAATCAGAGGAGATATACCGCCGAAAAGTCAGTGTTGCCGATTTCATTTCGTCCAGAATTCTGTCAATCGCATCAGATACCACACCGTCAATATTACTGATGGCAAATTTCAGGTCTTGTGTGCCATCGGCATTCCTTGCAGGTAACGCTATATCGATAGCGCATCCCTCAAAAGTTGCCTGCTGCCCGTCTTCTAATGTGACAGTGATATTGTCCCACCCACGGGTAAGCCAGTAATTCTGATCACCTGCCGTGATCTGCAACGTGTCGTGAATGACTTCAGAGCCGCTACTGGCATAAAGTTGCTCAAGAATCGTCATGCTTTGGCCACTCCTTATTCAATGCAATATCGAGCAATGACTGGCCAGCGAGCCATTCCGGATAATTGCCCCACCCGGCAGCCGGTAACGGACGTTCCCATAACTCCAGCGTTGCGCTGTACTGCCAGTATTTCGGTGCGACAAGTGTCGGACCTTCGTAAATATCAATGAACCTGGCTTTGTAGGGCTTTACCCCAATCGGGGTCTGGAGCCTCAGATAGAACCAGGACTGTCCGTCTTTCAGTGCGTCCCGGAAAAAGGCCTCAAACACCTGCGCCAGCGCATCAGTCTGAAAAATCCATTTCACTGATGCCTGAGTGGGTGTTGAGGTGTATCGCCGCCGCTGCCTTGCGCGACCGGACGTCATTTCCGTTCGCAGTAAAGGTGATATGGGCTTAAAACCGTACCCGTCCATAAGTGGCATGGGCAGGTACTCATCCGGATAGATAATATCCGCCATTAACTTTCCCTCCGGGCAGTCTATCTTGGTTTTTTGGGCTGTAGATTGGAGTAGATGGCGCGTCCGAATTTCTTCTGGGGGTTATTTACTTCAGCAGTGAGTGTGTTGATGATGCGTCGTTCCAGTGCAGCATTCCTTCGATCTACTGCCAGCATTGTTGCGTCGTCAGGTTGCCCGCTAAACGTGCTACGGGCATCAACACTGACCGCGATTCGTGGTTGCGCCTCAATCTGCCTTGCAGCATCCTGGACTGCCGGTGACTCACGTCCAACCGCACGAACCCCCAGCGAACCGTCAGCGCCACGGGTCAGGGGCATAATCGCTTCCGGGCCCGCTTCACCGAACACGCCCGCTCCTTTCGCGAAAGCAAAGTACTGCGGAGTGCTGTATACACCGCCGCTGTATGCGGAAAGTGAAGGTGAATCGTAGACACCACCGAGGGCATTAAAGGCAAAAGACGATCCGAAGCTTTGCAGCGCAGTTCCACTACTTGCAGCTCCACTTGCTCCACCAAAAAGACTACCGAACATCCCACCAGCCCCACCGCCGAACGACGCCATAATCGCTTTGGTGATTAATGCCTGTGTTGCCATCTGGATCAGCGTCTTAATCACCGTTTCCCCCAGAGAGCTGAAGATATTCGACATCCCCTCTTTGAACGAAGTCGCCCCAGTCAGGACGCTGGTCATGTTGTTGGAGATAGAGTTAGTGGTGGCATCCAGAATTTCGCTGGTTGCGGTGGCAGCCATTGAACTGAGGTCAGCAGCCTGATCGGCGTAGTTCATCAGTGAATCGCTGATCCCCGCCTGCCAGTCTGACTGCTGTTCATCGGTTTTCTTGTAGTAGTCCTCCTGAATCTGGAGCCGTTCAGTAAACGCCGCCTGTAGCGCTTCCGTTTGCTGTTTGTACAGGTCTTCAGAAATCTGACCTTTGCTGAAATCCCGCTGCAGGTCCCGCTGCTGTTTGAGAAAATCAGTACGAATATCTGCCATTTCCTTCATGCGGTCGCGGGCCTTATCCCCCATCCCGGCACCAAGAAAATCAATATTTCCCCGGTCACGCGCAGCAGCGTTGCTGTCAGCCAGCCCATCACGGAACGATTTTAACTGTTCAGCAATGTTTTTCTGATCAATTAGCGCAGCATTGTGCAGAAGGGTTTCTTTTTTAGCTTGCTCAAGAGAGGCTAACTCACCCTGCGTGACCTGGTATTTTACTTTAGCCAGTTCGGTATTCTGGCTTCCCAAAGCAATTTGTTCTTCCTGCTGTTTAATAAGCCGCTTGTAAACATCTTCTGTCTTCTCAGCGGCTTTTAATTCTTCGCTTTTTGGCGCTTTCCGGGTAGGTTTATTCGATTCATCATTTTGCCATTTCGCCAAACCCTGATTAATATACAGATCGCGGTTAGTTTTAAACTGAGGTTCATCCTTAAGACCTAATTCATCAGCTGCATAACCTAACCGGGCTCTTTCCTTTGCCTCTCCTTTAAGCTTTGATAGTTCAAGGTCCTGACGGCTTTTTTCCAGAGCATTGGCTTGCTGTGAAGTTAAATCAGCCTGAGGCATTCGCATTGGAACATTAACCAAGCCCTGCCGTTCCATTAAAAGCTGGTTTCCTAATCCAAGTAAACGGTTAACTTCGGAATACTTACCAGTCATCAATATTAGACTCTGGTATTCTGCATTTTGCCGCCATGCTCTTTCTTTTATAAGATCATTTCTTCTCCTTTCATTCTCCTCAAGTGCCTTTAATATATCACTGGATTTTTCTCGCATCTGACGAAGCTTGTCTTCTTCTACGACAACCTGCTCGGTCAAAATTGCAATAGCCTTTGTAATATTTAAATCATTTTCTTGAGTAATACCTGGTTTGCTTCTACTTTCATTTAAATCATTTATTTGTCCGTTAAGTTTTTTTACACTTTGCTCTTGCTCTTCGATTAGGCGTTTTTGCTCCTGCATCGCCTCAACCGTTAATCTTCGATTACTATCTACCTCAGGTAGAGTCATTGAAGAGGTTTTTTCTCTGATTTGATCTATTTGGCTGGCATACTCCTGAGCTGACTTCCTTGCTTGTTCCTGGCTTTGATACATAGCGTACCATGCGCCAGCACCCAGCATAACTAACCCAGGTATACCACCGACCAGCCCAATAGCCCCGCTCATCAACCGGGTGCCGACAGAAGTAACGCTGTTAAGATTATTTTGAGCAGAAACCCTACCTGAAATATTACGGCTAAGCGCCGCTTGCGCAGCGGCAAGCTTTCTTTCAGCAATAGCCTGTGCATCGGCATTTTTTGCAGCTACAAGCCCCGCCTGAGCCCGCTCCAGAGCGGTTCGTGCTCGTACTTTTTCTGTAGCTGTTCCGGTGGAGAGAGCTGTTGTCAATCGACCTTGCGCAGCAGTAACCTTGGCTTCTGCGGCCGCAACCCTCTCCTGTTGTGCCGCCTGAACATCTGCACTTTTAGCACTCTGAAGAGCTTGCTGGGCACGATAAACAGCGGCGCGGGAAGCGGCAACAGAAGATTGCGCTGCTTTTTCTTGAGCTACTGCAAGGGCTACCTCAGATTTTGCCGCTGAAATAAGTGCGCCAGTAGCACTGCTTGCGCTGGTAACAATCCCACCAAGATACCGGGCTAATCCGATCCCAACCAAACCACCAGCAGCAGTGGTAATTAGTGACATATTATCTGCTACGTCACTGAGGGCCCCGCTGACAGCGGAAGATGTAAGAGAATCCAGCGTACCTGCCAGCCCATCAAGACCGCCAGAAAGTGCATCTGTCGCGCCAGTTGCCTGGTTCACCCCACCAACCCATGCCATAAAAGAGTTTGTGACTTTTTGCATTGATCCAGAAACTGTTGGTGGCAACGAGGAAAACTCCCCCTGTAATACACCTAATTGACTGATCAAAGCTGGTACGACTTTATCAATGGTAAGTTGCCCCTGATCAGCCATTGCTTTAAGGTCTTTTCGAGCAACGCCCATACCAGCAGCCAGGGCGCGGATGACACGATCACCAGATTCGTTAACCGCGTTAAACTCTTCACCACGCAAAACACCTTGAGCAAGGGCCTGACTGAACTGGGTAATAACAGAACCGGCTTCTTCTGTGCTTGCACCAGATAGTTTAAGTCCTGTTGATACCGCTTCGGTGATTTTGAGCACTTCATCTGAGCTGTAGCCAAATTCACGCATTGATGCTGCCGCGCGTGAAAATAAATTAGCGTTATCAGTAAAAGCAGTGCCCGTACTCTGGCTAATCGCCATTAATCGGGTCTGAGATAAAGTAAAATCATTCGTAGACACTGAGGCTTGTTTAAGCCGTGCATTCACTGAGTTCCATTGATCAGCAATCTGAACCAGTTTTCCTGTAGCAAATGCTGCAGCCGCAGCCGTAGCTGCTCGACCAGCAGAAGCAAATCCATCGGTTAACTCGGAAAGAGCTTTTTGACTTTCTTTCGCAGCCGCAGCTGCCTGACGCCCACCATTTTGCATGGTTTTATAATAGTCTTGTCCCATGCGTGAAGCGCGGGCGATCTCAGTCTGAAATGATTGAGAGTTTGCTGAAACCTTAATGATAAGTTCACGCAGGGTTGCCATTTACTACCTCTTTAAAATAAAAAACCTGCCGAAGCAGGTTATTTTTTATAATCAAACAATCTAGTTTGCATTCTGGTCAATGAAATCCCTCAGAATTTTAGATTGATTGCATAACTCTTTATCTGTTGACATTCCTGAATCTTTAGATTTTTGACAGTAATAAAAGTAATCATCATTCTCTTTGGCGTATGATATAACTTTATAAAAAGCTTTCACGCACAGAGATGGATCTGAGTGCTGAGAACAAATGGTATTTGTTAGCTTTTGCAGTTCTTGTGGTTCAAGAATTTGCGTTGCACTAGCTGCTGATGTGATAAAAATAAAACCTAATAATAATTTTTTCACAAAATTCCCCTTTTCATTGGCAATAGGGAATCCTAAACCGTCGCGTATGTATTGTCACTGAGAAGCCGCGAGCAAAGCGGCCTCCAAGCCTGCAAAAGGATCGCCGCTGTCGCTTGCCTCGTCCTCTTCTGCGCTCCACTGAATCTGTGCGTCTTCAATGGTGACTTTACCGCCCTGTGCCCCGTACATCGCTGAAACCAGCTGAGCATTGAGAATATCGCCACGGATATCACCGATCGGGCTGATACGGTCGTATTCAGCCCACATCCTGAATTCGCCGACCGTCATGGTTTGTCGCAGTTCGCCCAGCGTGCGGCCCATCCGGAGCGCCAGCGCCATCAGGAACTGCATGCCAGGCATTTTTACTTTGCTTTGGCGTCATCCGCATCACGAATGAGATCAAGCGCCTGTTTCAACAACCGGGAATGGACAGGTCCATAAATTGCTTCAACCTGTTCGGTATCGTTGACGGTGAAAACGTACTGCAGGTCGGTATCCAGCAGAATATCAATGAAGAGTGTGACATCTGCCCGCATCGTGCGGAACGCGCGTTCTGAAGGGGTCAGTTCTGGCACCTCTGGCGCTTCCTGCCCTTCCGGTAGTTTTGGTTGTTCCGGGCTGGCAATCCCCTGCCAGCGAATCCAGGCTTCAGCAGATGGTTCACGAATGATAACTTTGGCGTTTTCCCACTCAGGAACGGTGACTTCTTTTTTACGGAAACCCGCCATCGGGGCCAGTGCCAGCGCTTTAAGATTCTGTTTTGACATTAAGTTTATCGCCGGTTTCCCGGCGCTCCATTAACTGATGGTGACAGTGTGGTCTGCAGAGGTGATAACAGTGCCATCGGCATCGGTAACCACGCAGGAATAAACACCCGCATCGCCTGATACTGCGCTGGCCTTATTAAACGTTGCGCTGGTCTGCCCGCTGACGGTGGACGAGCCTTTTTTCCAGACGTAGGTATAGGGTTCCGTACCGCCCTGGACGACTACACCCATTGTCAGGGCGCTTCCTGCCGCGACCGTTTGGGATGCAGGAAGGTCTGTCGCGAAAGTCAGAATGCCCGGAGCGTCGATATTGGTTGCCTTACCTTTCAGACGCAGGGAGAACGTGGCCGCAACGACACCGTTGGTCTGAGAATCCCAGGTGTGTTGACGAACTTCCGCGCGAAACTGGGACCCGTTTCCGGAAGGGAAAATAACCTTAAATCCATGTATTCCGTCGTTATCGTAAGCCGCGCGCAGGGCATCCTGTGCCGTGTTGCGGTAGAAGTTACCGGAAAGTGACATTTCAGACGGTGCCGGAAGCCCGTTGATATTTTCTGTTTCATCAGAGCATAGCGTCGTCACGTCAATATCGTTTTTCTGACCGGCGGTAAAGCTGGCCTGTTTGATAGTACAACTCAACTCAAGCCAGGTTGCCGACGCCATTTCATCAGCAGTGACCGGCACTGACGTAATCATAATTTTCGTTTTCTGGGCACGTTCAAATTGTGCTGACATTGCAGCCTCCATAAATGAAAAAACCACCAGCGGCGGTCGGATTGGGTTGGTTTCAGTCAGGCAATGACTGTTATTTCAAGCGTTGCCCGGTGCAGGTGGGTAGTTGTGTCGTAGCCGGGGATTTTGGTCACTTCGGTAGGTGAAAGCACTTCAAGCCGGGAAAGGACCTCAAGCCGCAACGCCCTGGCCTCATCGTTAGTTTCTGCCCACACGTCTACCTGAATGTGCAGCGTCGATTCGGCCTGCCCACAGAACACATCCCCGGCAACATCTGTCGGTATCGAGAAAATGATGTAAGGAGCGGCCACCGCGGGTAAATCGTCGCTGCCAAGCGGCACCACATACGGATAAACCCGCCCGTCTGCCAGCGGAGCAAGCAAAGCGTAGATATCATCCTCTGTCATTTCGCCAGCACCTCATCAATCGCCTTGTTCATTCGGTCCATTGCTGCCTGTGCCGCTTCTTCCTGCCGGGTATCAAACGCAGGACGCACAAAGGGATGTGCCGGGGCCGTAGATGTTCCCAGCTCCACGAAGCGCCAGTAGAAAGCATTCCGCTTGTTGCTGGCCTTCATGGTGTTGTCGCTGTTCCCCGTTCGCGGGTTAACGCCACGAATATGCACCCCCGACGAGATTTCTCCACGGCGACGGCTTTTCTGGGTGACGACAACAACGTTTTTCTTCAGTTTTCCGCTTTGCTCAGGAGCCCTGTCAATCACTTCCTGCCGGAGAACTTCGGCCCCGGCGCGGGTCGAATCCCGGAGGACTTTATTGTTTTCAGCTTTGCTGAGGGTCTGCAGGTCTCGGGCGATATCCTGCAAACCGGAAAAATCCAGATTCACATCAATCATTTTTCGGTCCCCTGTTTACAGAGAATTTCCAGCCGGGTACCTTTGATATCAGGAACCGGAGGCCCGGTAACGTTAAGAACTGCGCCTTTAAACGGGCCGGTGCGAACCTTCAATCGGGATGTGGCTGAAATATCCCTGCGAAAACGCACCCAGACCCGGATTGTCGCATCAGCATGCTCTACGCCAGCGGCTAACAGCTCACGACCGCTTATTCCCTTAACCTCGGCCCAGATGGTTTTCCCATCTTCCCATTTTTCAACCGGCTGACCGGAAGGTGTTCTGGAGGTTGTGAAGTTCTGAATGGTGACCCGGTGCCGTAATCGTCCTGCCTGCATATCACCTCCTACGTGCCTGGTACTTTGCGATGCTGTTTCAGAATTGCATCAACGCCGAACGGAATAGTGTTAACGCTGTCGCTGCTCACCGGCTCCCTGTTTTCATACCAGTGCGAAACCAGCAGCATCAGGGCCAGTTTGATATCATCTTCTATCACCACTCCATCAGGATCGTCGTCTGGAACAGCGTTATCATAAAGGCGGCAATTAGTGATTTTTTCCGCATGCTTCAGAGAGGCGTTGAGGTAGAGCGTTAACATCACATCTTCTGTGTCATCATCGCTGTCGATACGGCACTGGTAACGAAGCTCTTTTACAGAGGGCTTCATTTGCCCTCACCCCGCTTATTGCTGGTTTTAGGCTTAACTGGTGTTTCAATTGCAGGCTGTTCAGTGCCGTCGAGAATCCCCATCTGGGCAGCAACCTCAAGAGCACGTTCAGGAAGTGAGCCCGCCTCATATTTACCGGCTGGAATGTTTCTTACCTGAATGCCATCAGGTGACCATTTCAGGTCTTTTTTCAGCAGCATCATGACCTCCATAAGAATGGGGCCGAAGCCCCATCAGATTATGCGCCAGCACCGATCTGTAGCAGTTTAATGGCCTGAGAATCGGCCAGCATTCCGCCAGTACGTTTGGTGGTGTAGAAACCAACGAATGGTTTGTTGGTGTACGGGTCGCGGAGGATACGGGTACCAATGCGATCAACGATGGTATAACCGCGTTTAAAGTTACCGAACGCAATGGCTTTCGCATCAGCAGCGATATCCGGCATTTGCTCATTCTCGGCAACGCCATAACCCGCCAGAGAGGAAGGCTGGCCCAGCTCAAGGCCCGGACGCCAGAGATAGTTACCCTCGGAGTCCTTCAGAATGCGAACCGCAAACAGGCTGTTGTTGTTCATCATGAACTTAGCGCCGTTGCGGTGCACCTTGCGCAGGGTGTAGACCAGTTTGATAATCGCATCGGCCGTCACACCCGCCGCCGCACCGGAAAGAATGTGCTGCAGGGTGCCAAAGGCACGGGTTTTATCGTCATCCAGAGAAGAGGCATAGGCCAGGAAGCCTTTCGGTTTCTTCGTACCATTGCCGCTGGTGAAGGCGATTTCTTCCTGTTCGGAGAACTCAACCGCCAGTTCGCTGTTGATCCAGTCCTCTACGTTAAAGAAAGCATCATCCAGCATCGTCTGGGTTGCCTGAGGGTTTCCGTAGATTTCACCCATGAACGGTTCAATCTGACCGAGTTTAGATGCAGCAGTCTCAGGGCGGGGATCGGTTTCACCGACCCAGCCGGAAGCGGTGCCGCCAAGGTTAACCAGCTTTTTATAGGTGGCACCACCAACGGTGATGGTTGTCGCCTCCTGGCGCATCACTACCTCATCTTTCAGAAGATTGATAATGGTGCGATCCAGCTCTTCGGGTACGGCATATCCGCCATCTTCATCCACGCCAACCTGCAGGGCTTTACGCTCCAGATCGCGCAGTCCGTCATCCTTACCCTTGCGCATAAAGTCAATGAAAGCAGTTTTGTGCTCGGTTGCGGCCTTGCTTTGAGTGCCACGAGCGGGACGCTTAAGCTGTTTAAGCTCATCTTCCAGCGCGGTTTTCAGCTGATCCAGCTCGGTCAGCTTGCCGTTAAGTGTTTCAACTTCTCCGGCCAGCTTGCCTTTTTCGGATTCGATAGCGTCAATGCGCTTATCGTTTTTCGCTTTAAAATCATCGAATTTTTGCTGCAAATCCTGCGCGACCTGCTCAACGTCTTTAATTTCGACTGCCATAATTCAACTCCTGATTAAAATTTGATGTTTTTCAGTGCATCCAGTGCGGCATCGACACCATCAGCGTCACGCTGAGAGAGGTTGCCATAGCCCCCGGCCATGAATGCTTTGGCCTGGGTGCGGGAGAGCCCAACATCGCGCAGGACCCGTTCAATACTTTTCTGGGAAGGTGTTTCACCACGGGCAAACGCGCTCTTAACATCGCTTACCCGCGCCTCGTCATTGGATGGAAACGTTACGGGGCTGACCTCCCAAAGGTCGATCTCCTTGAGAAGAAACACGCCTTTCTCGCGGTCGTATTCCCAGTCTTTGAGCATGTAACCAATAGAAAGGCCGGTTAAAGAACCGGCCTTCATGTGGGCATGTGCTCGCTTTGAAAGAGGATCATCGTCAATGAGTAATCGGCCTTTGACATATAAGCCAACCTCATCCTCTTTCATTTCGGTATAAACCCCGATAGGTTCATCCATCTGATGCTGCCAGAGCATAGCTGGGAGCGCGTTTTTCTCCCGCCATAACTGAAGTGATTTACTGAAAGCGCCGGGAACAACTACATCGTCGTAACTGTCCTTAACGCCAAACACAGAGCCGTAGCCTTCAAACTCCCCGCTGTCGCTGACAGACTTTAGCTTCAGCGGAATATCCAGCCGCTGTTTAGTCATCGGCATCATGTTGTTCCTCGGTTGTTTTGCTCTTATTGCTGTCAGACGGCTTGGTCGTCATATTCATCGGTGTCAGATAAATATCACCGCCAGAGCGTGGGTTCATATCTTCCAGTTCACGGCAGTCGTTTGGTGAGTAAATACCCCAGTTAATACCGGTTGAATACGATTCGAACCTTGATTTCATATCCCCGCGCAGCAACGCACCGGCATTGAATTTGGCATAGTAGGTGCCCTGTTTCGATTCCTTCACCAGACCTACGTTAATTCGCTGCTCGATGCGGGTCATGTAAGGGACAAGGGAATAATTAATAAAGCCGATGCCAAGGTTTTCGATATTGCTGAAAGTCGCGCGGTCGGTGTTCTGCACCATGTGCATCGGCACTCTGAACAGTCGGCAAATTTCCTCCAGCTGGAATTTTCTGGTTTCAAGAAACTGGCTGTCCTCGGCATTGAGCGCCATCGACTTCCAGTCGAGACCCATTTCGAGAATCATCGGACGATGCGCATTGCTGAGCCCGAGGTGACGATCCTCAAAATCTTTCTTCAGCCTGTCATAGGCTGCATCAGTCAACGTTTGCTCAGTACGAAGGACCCCGGAAGTGACCGCGCCATTTGCGAACAATCGGGCACCGTGCTCTTCAGTCGCCATGCCCAGAGAAATGGCCTCCCTTGCGTATGCGATTGGGTTCAGGCCCACCAGCCCGTCAAATGTCAGCGTCCTGACGTGCCAGATATCATCCTGCCCCAGCACATCCGTCGAACCATCAGGGAAAGTGACCTGATACACCGGTTGCCACTGGCTGTTTAGCTTCGGGTCTACACAACCCGGATCAATGGGAAGAAGTTCAACCACCTCACCCAAGGCCTTGACCTTGTAGGCATAAAAATTACCACGCAGGCAAAGACAGACGATGACCAACTCCCAGAACTCCTGAGGGGTCATATAGTCGTTTGGCTTCATCGTCAGTAATTTGTGCAGCCTTTCAGATGTCGCTTTTTGCTTACTGTTGCCAGTGACCTTGTACAGGTTGCAGGGAAGCATTCCCATTGACTCAGCCAGCACCCTTATGCAACCAAACACCGCTGTGAGACGCATCGCTTTCTGGCTGCTGACGCGCTTTCCAGTGTAGGTGTCGTAAGTCATCCCTACGGCCTCCGCTAACTCTGCAGGTGTGGTCACCGGAGTATTAGATTTTTGAAACAATCCGGGAAAGAACATCAATCACCGCCTTCGTTTTGAACATTACGTGGCGCGGACAAATATTTCGATACAGCCCATGACCAGAACAGACACAGAACACCAGCAGTAATAAATCCTGCGGGCGGGAATACCAGCCATGCGCCATATGAAAACAAAGCAGCACCGATCACCCCGATCAGTGGGGCAAGAATCATCAGGATCATAAGTGCCTCTTTAAAGTGAACGGACGCCGTAACTTTCCAGGTGGTCAGAAAGGCTTGCCTCAGGTTCCCCGCCATTAACCAGCATTCGACTCATTGCGGTAAATAGCGCAGCGGGACCGTCAATTTTGGCCTCAGGCGTGGATTTGTTAGGGAAAATGTTGTCATTTTTATCCGGCTTAACGGTGACGTTTGACATCATCCAGTTCATTACCGGGTGATTGCTGTGGTGGAAACGCCCTCCGTAGACCAGCGATTCAACCTCTTTCATGGATTCAGAAAAGTTTCTGACGGTTTGAGGGACCTCCACCAGCGGTACGCCTTCTTCTGCCAGCGCCAGGCTGAACTGCGTTGCGCTCCACGGGTCGAATCCAGTTTCTTTCAGGTTCTCGCCGTTAATCCATTCCAGAAAATCCGCTTTAATCTGGGCATGATCGATAACGTCACCATCGGTAAGCTCAAGTTTTCCTAGCTCGGCCCATTTGCGATACATCTGCGCCATCTGCGCAGAACATTTTTCCAGCCGTCCTTCAGGTAGCCAGAATTTAAAGTCAGCATGGGCGTGTCCGTTATCAGCACGCCAGAGCTTTACAGCTGCGCAAATATCAATTTTATGAGCCAGGTCAACGCCAGCCCACATGGGGTAGGTTTTAAGCTCATGCCGGGGAGCGATATACTCGCATTTCTCCCACTTCATCATGTCCATCCAGGCAGACTCAGCCGTTACCCAGATATTCATGTGTTTGGTGAAAAAGTTAACCCTTGCGGAAACCTGCTCTTTCGCTTTCTTAGCCAGGCGTCGAAGGTCATCCCAGCGCTTGCAGATACCCAGTCCGGGATTTGCCTTCTGCCATACCGTTTCATCAAACGGATCATCATCCTTATCGAGGGTAAAGATAATGGCAAAATAGGTGTCATCCTTTACTGCACCTTCTACGTCGCTGTTGTAACCACGTAATACTTTGATGGCGTAATCACGCTGTTCGTAACAAATACCCTCCTTGTTGAAACCGGCTGTGGTGATGCCAAACAGCAAAGATTGCAGGCGTGCCCCCGTTGCAGTCTCCAGAACGTCCCACACATCACGCGTTTTATGCGCATGCAGTTCGTCGATAATGGCGCAATGGATATTCAGGCCGTCAAGGTTGTTTGCATCAGAGGATAGCGGTTCAAATTTGGAGGCTGTTTGCTCCTGATAAATTGCCAGTTTATTAAACTCAAACAACTTCCCCAGCGTTGGCTTTGCCTTTTTGACCATGTTTTTTGCATCTTCAAACACGATCCGCGCCTGGTCTCTCGTCGTTGCTGCGGAATAGACCTCTGCACCCCCCTCGCTGTCAGCGCCCGTCATATACAGGCCAACGCCTGAAGATAAGGTTGATTTGGCGTTTTTACGCGCCACTTCGTTATAGGCTGTCCTGAAGCGGCGAACCATTACCGGCCTTCCGCTGCCATCATTACGAAGCACAATTTCGCCGGTTTCTTCATTCACCAGCGGAATAACAAAACCGAAGATGTTTATCAGAATGAAAATATGCCAGTCCATTAATTCAATCGGCTGACCAGTAAGAGCGCCTTTAACGTGAGGCACAAACTTGTAAAAATTAAGAATATGCTGCGCACGCGGTTCGCTGAAGTAAACGCCACGCTCCTCGCCGAATTTCAGATCATCAAGGAAGCGCTGGCAAGCGAGGCGAACAAATTCGCAGGCAATGATATTCCCCGCCACGACGCGCTCCGCGTAGCGTATGCCATCTGCAACTTTAGCCATTAGTCTCTCGAATTAAGGAATTTGCTGATCAGGTCATCGTCAGGTGTCGTTTCTCGGTTGACTTTCGACCTGCTTGAAGGGGTCATGCCGAACTCGCCCAGCATTGCACGCATACGTTTCCATGCATCCGCTTTCATCATTGCCGCAGGGTGCGGCTTAATCATTCTGATTTCACGTTCTTTCCCTTCATCAGGATCATCCTCGCTGTAAACCGCGTAGGTATATCCCTCACGATCAAGGGTTTCACAGTGATGGCGGTATTCTGTATAGGCTTCAACGAGCAATTCCAGCGCCCGCGCGTCAAGCTGGGACATAACGCCGATAGCGTCCAGTTCCTCAGCCATCCTCTTAAACCAGTACTTCCCCTGTTTGTCGAAATGCTTCGGTGTTGGGGGTACCCCTTTGGGTGGCTCTGGTTCGTTTTTGTTGATCGCTCGCTTAGATGGGTTACCCCTCACCAGACGTAGATGTGTCGGGGTTTTCGGCGGTCCAGACATAATCGAAAACTCCTATTAATCATCGGATGGGGGACCCCAAAAAAAGGTTTCTAACCTGCGGCGGTGTGAAAAAAGGCTAGGCGGCGGTCCTTTGGGCCTTTGCCATCAGGGATTTGACCCGCCCCCTCCCTGTTGTCATCCAAATGGGAATTGATATCATTTGAAACGTTCACGCCCGGTTTTCGTTCTGTGACAGGGCCAGCACAGGCTTTCAAGATTCGAATCATCATCGGTACCCCCATGAGCCTTAGCCTTGATATGGTCCACGGTCTTAGCTGCTACCGCACGACCGTTGCGCAGACAGTTCTGACACAGGTGATTATCACGCTTAAGGATGCGGGCACGCTTAATATCCCACTGGCTACCATAGCCGCGCTCATGCCTGCTCTTACCCTGCTGATGCTGTTGCCAGCCTTCATTGCGATGCTTCTCGCAGTAGCCTGAGCGGTCGGTTGTTGTGCCTGCGCATCCACGCCTACGGCAGGCACGGGGGATCAGTGTGGGCATCCTTATCATCTCCAATGAAAAAAGCCCCGCAGATGCGAGGCCTTCATATGAAACTCTCAGATAATATAAATAAGAAATCATTCAGCGCTTTTATTAAAAAAACACTTATCCGCAAATAAGTATTAGCCTTGGGCTTTACCTAACATGTAGCCGTCTATTTCTTCTATTTTAATCCTAAGCAAACCATTGCTAAACCCACGCCATTCACCTGTACCAACCATTATCGATACATCTTCGAGGTGCATAAAATTGAGAGGATATGATGCGCCTTCATCCTCAACCCAATCGGCCTCCTCCGTGTAGTTTTTCTTGGCATTCTGAAAATATTGATAAGTAATAGCACCGTATGTACCCTGCTGATAGGTGCTGTAGCTTTTTTCGATGCTTTCGTAATATTTTTTACCTGAAATTATTTTTCCTGTAATTACTCCGCATTTAGTAAAAATAGTGATATAGGCGCCTGCGTCAGCCACATTTGCCATGTCAACGTAATGACCAATGTCTTTGTCACGCAGTTTTCTTGCAATAACTGGTTGCATTTCAACTTTGCTATCCATCTTATACCCTCCTATAAAAGAGAGTTATTATTCTCATAAACCATATTCGATTAATACAACATTTTCACAGGCACTCATAGAATGCCTGCTGTAATGCTTTAGCTGGACTGTTCAGCGCCGGTATCAAAGAGCGGCAGCGCTTCAGTTGCTTCCTGCACTGCTTTCATCGTCTTTGCTACCACTTCGGTTTCTGTCGTGACGCGGCTGTATTGCTGGATAAATAGCTGGTACTTAAGCGGGCTGTCCTGAACAAACTCTACAGCGACTTTAGCTGCTGCTGTGTCATAGTTCAGGGTGGAAAGCAGGTTCAGGCGAATCTGCTGGGCGTCGGTGATTTCGACCATGTCTTACCTCTGTGCGATGTTGGGAGCATTATCGAAGCCACTCTGTAGAATGGCTCCTGTAATGCCTTACTTAACCGTTTCGATTGTTGAGCCGTGGGAGTTCATCACGTACACCTGGTCGCCGGGGTAGATGAACTGGTATCGAACGCCGTCGAATGCCTTGCGCTTTGCATGCTCAGGGCTTTCGAAGTCTTCTACCAAGATGGCGATAGCATCTTCATCCAGAACGCCATCACGCTCGCTGACGATTAACTCTTCTTCCTGCAGCGCATCTTTGCACTGTGGGTCTGAATAGACCGCTGGCAGCCAGATAGCGAAATCAGGGTTTGAGTGGTCATTGGTCTGCAAGAGAATATCGTCGAAACGCTCGCATCCCGCACGGGCAATTGTCACACTCGGCTGTTCGCAGATGTGGGTCACGCCGTTGATGATGGTCTTAACTGTAAACATGGTATTTCCTTCTTCTTCTGGTAATAAAAAGCCCCGCTATTGCGAGGCATCGTATTTACTTGTATTTGATATAAGTTTCTAACGAATCAACCTGGTAATCCGTCGATGTAGCTAAATATAAAACTGGCATCCATCATATTACTTTGATTAAAGCGGCTTCTTTTTATTGCCTCAAACCCTTCCTGCTTACTCGGCCAATTATTGCAGTAATCATTCATATTGTTGTTTTTTTCAAACCACAGTTTTTTGAAACTGAACTCTTCAGCAACCTTTTCAAAAGCAACAACTGTTTTCTTCTGAGTTCGTGTAGCAGTGATGATCACGTTGCATCCCATCTCAGCTAACTCTTTGGTAGATTTTTCAACCTGAGAGCCCAAATCCCCCAAAGTGGATATCCCAATCTTAAGTCCATCACGCTCAAATACAGCTATAAGATCCTTTTCTCCACCAGGGTGGGGTTTTGCTGCCATAAAGGATGCATAGCGATCACTTTGCTCAAACAGTTTTATCAGAAATATTAGCGTTTCACTTTTTCCCCTGTTGCTGGAACCGAATACACCCATCATTAAGTTCATCTTGCAGCACTCCTTACTGTGTCATCTTCCCTGATATAATGCTCATGCTGTGTTGATGCAACAGTTTTTATTAGCTATTAGTAGCCTTGTCGGTTTGTTGCGGGCAGTTCACCAGCACTGATTTGTTGCGCGCCAGAATGTCGCGCTTGGTCTGCTTATCCAGCACGTCGATATCGTGGTCGGTCAGGTAGATGACCCTCACCCAGTTGCAGGCCGTATCAACGACTACCGGGGCGGGTAAACTTTTCGCGCAGCTCCCGATCAACATTGTCATCAGGCATATGGCTAACAGTCTGCTGTACATCACTGGCCCCTTTCGTAACTTCCGCCTTACGTTCTGCCGCGGCAATGCTGGCCGCAGCGTTCTCTTCGATACGCTGCTGCTCTGCTTTGGCTTCTGCCTTGCTGGTTCCGCGTGAATGGCCTAACCCAAATGCGCCAGCGATAACGGCCAGTAACGCAGTTGCCAGACCAATAATCATTTCAATGCCCATAGCGACCTCACATCAGTACTGATTTAGCCTGGTTAAACAGCGCTCGGCGTTTATCCAGACCGTTGCGGCCACCGTTAATAAGCAGGGTTACGCGCTCAACATCACCGGAATGAAGAAGGCAACCGTGGGAAACATAAAACCATGCGGCTGAACGAGCGGCATAATCATCTCGCTCCAGCAGCTCAGGCTGGGTAACAAGGTCAAGCTTCAGCGCCTGTCCGCAGCTGCAATAGTTGCTCAAGCCCGTAACTTGTTTCAGTCCGCGACCGCGATATTTCCAGCCATCACCGGCAACCTGATTACCGAGATTCTTTTTTCCCCACTCGCCCCCATACACCAGATTAGCGATTGCTCGCTGATTCGCTGGTTGTGTTGCCGTTCTGCCGAGTGCGGCGGCCTGCTGGGCGGTGATACGGTGTTTACCGAACGTAGGCACAAGGCTATCTGCTGCATAGTTCAGATTTTCCACCAGCCGGGTAAAGCCTCCTGACTCGTGCCCCATCTGGGCAATGAACATCGCCTGGTCGAGTGGAGCAGTGATGCCGAATTCTTTCATCGCAGCATCAATATGCGGAAACCAGCGCGCAGCTAACCCGGCGCTGATACCAGCCGCCTTCTGGAATTGTGATTTATTCATCAGTGCCTCAGTGCATCAACCAGTCGCGCCACATTCCCCCTGAACCAGAGAACCGCGCCGCAGATAAGAATGTTAGCCAGCACCACCAGCCAGTGGGATGACTCGTACAGGCCAAACAGGAAACGGAAAGGGATGCTGGCGTAAACCAGCACAGTGAAGTAAGCCATCAGCGATATCATGGGGCGGTGTCTTGACCCGTCGCGCCGGTAGAACATCAACGCAACAACAATTACAGCGCATATCACCGCATTGATGATTGCGCTCGGATCACTTGTTACCATTGCTTGTCCCTCCTCCACGTAAGCGAGAGAGAATCCCAAACAGGCTACCCAGGTCCTGACTGTTTACGAACGTCAGCAACTTAATGGCTATGGCTGCCACGATTACCGCTCCGAGTGCATCAAGCGGCCTGTCGTTGTAACCAGTCCACTTTGAGAAGTACGACCCCAGCAGAGGAGCACCAATCACACCGAATATGAATGAAGTGATAAAATAGCCCACCAGCTTTATGCGGCTAATATTCACCGCCGTTGCGACATAGAACACCGCACCAGCAAACGCACCAAATACCACGCCGTAATCAATACCAGTTGCAAGGCCGAATAGGCTGGCGCCGAACAGTCCACCAGCTGCTATCGTTGTGGCAGAAACAGGATCGGACATTTAGCCCCCTCTATTGCTGTGGATCCTCTCAGAACGAGGGGAAAGAATTTAGGCCGCAGGCTTATGCGTTTCACGGTTAATATGCAATTTTTAGCCTGGGCCATAAATGAAAAAACCCGCCGAAGCGGGGTTTTACTTTTGATATACGCAGTTGCTGAAATTCTATTAAACCAACCCTGCCTCGTTAAGAAAGACATAACCTTTTGGTGTGATTGAAGTGGCGAGCCAACTAGAATCAGATTTCGACTGTATTGCTGTAATGTATCCCATCCGATATAGCTGCTCTATAGCCGAATCAATTTTGTATGGATGCTCAAAAGGGAAGTTGGTGTGTTGGACCGGCACTTTTAAATTGTGGTCCGTCATGAGAATCATGATTTCTTTTTGATGCAGGGTAATAGCCATGTCTAACTCCTATTTGTGGGGTTAACACGTATTTTACCATGCTTTAATGGGTCATCTTGGAGTGGCTATTTTTCGCACAAAACCCGCCTTTAAGCGGGTTTTTTTGGTTCTGCTGCTCAGTTCGCTTTAACGTCCCGAGCCTATCACAATTCAAGCAGTTTCTGGCTCACTTTGCAAGTAAAATCTGTCGCCATTTGTTCCGAATGCGTCACACATTGGTGTGTACAGCATCGATTCTGCCAAACTTAGCCATGCATCAACTCTTCGTCTGCATGTCATAAAGCACCAGTCCGGATGCTTTTCATAGAGCTCTTCAGCTATGAGGCGTTTGCTCTTCCGTAACCGGTAATGCTCCACCAGCAGGTGATATAGCTCTTTGTGACCACCCGTAATAAGGACTGCCCCCAGTACCTTATCAATCAGCAGTCCTTCATCGTCTGTACAGAAGGCCAGGCCGCTTTTGTTTTTCCCCGCGAGTATTTCACGAAAGAACGCCTCCAGTTCCGGCTTTGAGATACCCGATTTCTTCATCCGGCGTAATGCTTCGTTGATGGCTGTCTTGGTAACTTTCCCGGAAGCCAGTAACTGGTTGAACATATTGCCGCCACTACCGCCGCCGATGTAGGACCAGCGGCCCCACATGCGCAGCTTCCCCTGAATCCAGATGGCCTCAAGCGTTTTCAGCCTGACCATTTCACCAGCTTTTCCAACCTCGGACGGGTTAATCATTATGCGTTCTCCACTATGCCAGCACGCCAATTGCCAGCGAACGATCCAGAAATCGAAACAGCAGCTCCAGCTGTGAGCCGTGCTTCTCCTCAAATGCCACGGTGTCAGCGTGCAACTCGTCGTGATGCGCTCTGCAAAGCGGCAACACAAACAGGTCGTGCGCTTTCGTTCCCATTCCACCTTGTCCGTGGCCTATCAGGTGATGGGGATCATCTGCTGGTTTATTACAGCAGGCACACTGCTGGGTTTTAACCCAACTGGTGTAATTCTCGTTTATCCAGCGTCGACGCTTTGGCCGAAGCATGAATGATTCCGGCGTTTCAGTATCCACTTTCAGTGCCAGTATCTTTTTTTGGACTAATTCGGTTGCCGCAAAATCTGGCTGTAAATCACTTTCTTTCATCACTGACTGGTGCCTGACTTCAGGCAATCGCATCGCTTTTCTTGCCAGCGTTTCCGGTATGACGTGCGACAGATCGTTAATAACCAGCCACCAGCACAACTCCGGAATTGTTAGTACATGGTCCTCATTAAATCCGAGTCTGGAACGTATGACTGATATCAGCCAGGATACCAGGTTTTTACGCGCAATGCCTGCCAGTTCCTGTGTGAATTGGTCCCTGACTAGATTGTCACCCCCCCAGCAAAGGCGAATGCTTCCAGGTTCATGTCGGAAGAGTGTGAAATTCTCACTATGCCAGGTTGCATGCGGATACTGACATTCGAAAGTACGCTCCAGCTCGGCCTCAAGGCCAACTAAACCGCCAGCACGGATCAGCACATCCATATTTTCAAAGATAGGCAATACCGTTGGGTCACCTTCCAGCGGCTGTGTTGCTGGAGGGATAGCTCCAGTCTGATATTCAGCGTAACGCTCTGGCTCAGGCTCAATCAGTACACGTCCTCGCCTGAACAATGGCATAAGCTCAGCACCTGGGCGAAGAAGAACAACGCCCATGCGTGGGGCAATTTCAGGAGTTAGTAGTGCTCTCACGCTGCGTGTCCTCCTGCTTTGTGCTCTGTCCACAGTCCACCAATCCACCTGACCCCTTTGGCGGTAAAGCGAGCCTGACTGAATGCGTGGTTTGATGTAAGTGATGTTCCTGTCTTAACCTCAAAACGTCCCGCATCGATATGCTGAGCCATCGGCGTCAGCGTTCCCCCAAGCCGGTACATGATGTCATTCTCAATCAGGAATAAGCGGAACTCTGTTTCCTTAGCCTGAAGAAGCTTTGCCACCTGACGGAATGACATTGAACCGTTAGCAGTACAGTAACGATCAACAAAATCAACCTTCGGTGCGGCTAATGCCAGTTCTTGCGACAGATGCTCTTTTTGTTCCTGCAAATCAGCAGCCAGACGCAAAGCATCCGAGAAAGACTGCGGGATGACCGGATGTTGTGCAGCTTCAAGCTCATTCCAGCGGTCAACAAGGCGTGCTGTGAATTCTGGCGATAATTGCGCGACAACAATAATACTGTCTCGCTTGCCCTTCTCTCCCCTGAAGAGATACACCGACATCGTCCGCCCTGCAGTGGGCTTTTCCTCAATTTGAGGAGAAGCTATAACGCCCTTATCCACCAGCGCTTCAATTGTTCTTTTTACGTTGTCGTGGCGCTTATCTACCAGAACAGATATTTCGATGCTCGACATCGTAACTGTCTTGCTTGCGATTAACTGATTCATACGTTCTCCACTTGTCAGGCAGCTGCAACTGCCGGGGAAATAAATCGCTTAATGGTGATTTCTACTTTCCCTTTCTTCACGATGTTCCCCCACTCCACCAGCATACGTTTCACCTGGCTGTCGTCCTCCCAGACACCGGTTTGAGTCAGCGCGTCGAACAGCGCTTTGTTGTAGTTGTCAATATCACGACGGCGCTGATCCGGCGGATACAGAACAATATGAACTTCCGCCAGCTCACTTGATGGCCTTGGAACTGCCCGTAACTGTTCGATAATTGCCGCCCTGGCTGCTTTCTGGAACTTGCGACCAGTCTCGCTAACCAGATGCCGTCCCTTCAGTGGCCCTTTGCTGGGAGCGCGCCAGTAACTGTTTACGCTTGGTGGAAATGGCAGTGTCAGTTTCATAAAGCCCCCTTATAGGATCGCCACGACATCCCGAGCGACTTCCCGCGTGGTGCCATTGCAGGAGATCGAACGACGCGCTTTGATAAATTCCAGATTAAAACCATGCTCCCGGTACAGGTCCACTACCCTGGGGGCTGATGAGTTTGAAATGACTACCCTCGCGCCACGTTCGTGCGCTTCTACACAGTGCTTAGCCAGCAATATCTGGTCATCCCAGGTAAAACCACCAGCGGCATACGCGGTAAACCCTGCAGTGCCAGGCATCGGTTCGTAAGGGGGATCGCAATACACAACGTCACCTTTTCCCGCAAGGCCGATAGTCCGGCGATAACCGGATGTCATGAATACGCAGTTGTGAGACATATCAGCGAAAGCCTTCATCTCCTGAAATGGGAAATAGGGAGCTTTGTATTTTCCCCAGCCAACGTTGAACTGATGGGCCAGGTTGTAACGCATCAGCCCATTGAAGCAATGCCGGTTGAGATACAAGAATGCAGCTGCACGCTCGGCTGCATCCAGTGTCTGCGCGTTGAATTCCTTCCTGATCAGTTCATAACCTTCAGGATTGCCCATTTTCTCGAACATCCAGCGGGCTTTGTTTTCAACCACGTCAGGCACGACAGCCAGCATTTGATACAGATGGATAAGGTCGGGGTTAACATCTGCCAGCAGGAAATCCGCATGTTTATCGCTGTTCAGGAATACAGATCCGCCACCCACGAATGGTTCAATCAGTCGTATACCTTCAGGGATATACCTGAACAGATCGTTAAGTTGGGTGTATTTACCACCTGCCCACTTCAGAAATGGCTTGCTCATCCTCTGAACCCCGCTGGTATGCCAGAATAATCAACATTGGCGTGAGTGGATTTGAACGCAGCAGCGTCTTTGGACCATCGTCCATTAACCCAGGAAGGCCGTCCTGCCGAGGACCATTTCCGGGCCTTATCGAAATATTCCGCGCAGTTCTCTGGGGCAAAAAGTGTTTTTGGCCGTAGGTAGTCACACATTTTTGAATCGTTCGCCCATTTCTCATTCAGGTAATCAACCACCAGCATGAGGTCTTCAGGGCTGTAATTTTCTGCCAGGCGACCGCGGATATATCCCAGAGTAGTTTTGCCACGTCCTCCTCGCCCATAGCTCGAATTAGTAACCTTGTTGAAATGTTCCAGGACAGTAATCGCAGGCCCGGTCTCGTCAGGTTGCTCAGCAACCGGACAAGAAGGGGTTTTATTATCTGTAGTACTCTCTGTTGTATTCTCTGTAGGATCATCGTGCCAATTTGACCTGATGACAGCGGGTCGTTTTGACCTGGTGGAGCGTTTCATATTGACCTCTTCCATCGTGTCATTTTGACCTGATGGAAGAGCGCATTTTGACCCCTTCGATTTAGCCACTTTGACTTCATCTAAAAGCTCACTCTCGTAATTGATCGTGTAGTAGTTGGTCATGTCGCGCTGCGACTTGTTGAGCTGCTCGATTTTGAGTACACCCAGGCTCTTCAGGCGGGTGAATGTGCGCTTCAGCGTTGACTCAGACCAGAACGGGAATTGCTCCAGCCATTGCTCAGTGGTGTTGTAGATCCAACGCACACCGTCACGCTCAAGCCCGGAGGTTGTCTCCTTCAGCCAGTAGTTAACCTGCTGCAACGCTATGGCTTCATTCAGGCCAATGCTGTATGCAAGGTCAGGATTGATGACTATCGGCCTTGATGGCATTAACAGGCTCATAAGACCCCTCTATTTCCCTGAATTTTCGTCTGAACTGCTCAAGGGGGCTGAAGCACTCATGCTCGTACCCTTCACGCAGGTATATAACGCGCTGTGTCTGGGGCTCCCAGCGAATAACTTGGACCGGGATTCCGTAGTGATCTCTGAACCATCGGTTAAGTTCTCGCATACGCTCCCCGCCTGACCGTTAAAGTCCCCTACCACCCACTGAGCAAACTGGTAGCAGACAGGCTCGAACCCGCCTGGTACTCTTACCCCATACACGAACTGCACCGGACCTGTTCCACCAGGAACCGGACGCGCTATAAGTTGCGACCTGCGGTACTGTGTTGGTAAACTGTTCATGCGTTAGTAATCTCCACTGATAACGACACGCCACGACGCCAGAGGCTGCAACCTGCTGGCGTCACTTCTTTTTGCGTGCAAACAACGTGATAATTGCCGCGATTTCTTCTTCACGCGCTGCCAGGTGGCGGCGGTGATGCACCATGATTTCTTCAGCTTCATGTCTTTCGATAACCCCATCTTCAAGCGCCTGTTCGATAATCTGATCCACTTGCCCTCTTGCTGCTGAAGTACGCATTGCGCGACTAAACAAGTCCACTCGATCCAGTTCTTCCAGGTGCGGCACATCCACCAGCAGTGCACCACGACGGCGGGCGAAGTAGTCAGCCAGTAGCGACGTGTTGGAAATGTCTTCCATCGCTTCCAGCTCAGATACTTCGAAGAAACGACAGCCGTTCTTCTCGTAGAGGTTGTTATTGAATTGGGTGACAGACATCCCCAGCGCACCAGCCATTGCTTCGCGGCCGCCTTGGTAGGCTTTGCACATCGCCTTTACGACTTCTTTCAGATTTGTCATTTAAATCAGAGCCCCTTGTTTCCTGGTGCCTTTCTTTTTGCCGTACTTGAGAATCGTTCTGGCCTGGTCCAGGTAGTCATCAAAAATGTTCCTGCGTTTGGTTGTCGGCTTCGATGAGCGCCGATAGTAGGAAATAGCCTCTACCCCCCCCCTGCTCAGCCTGTTCTGCTGAATAACCATCAGTCAGCAGCGCCTTAACAACGTTGTTTTTAATGAATTGTACCGGGTTCATACCTACCCCTTTGAAATTCGGTTTGTAGTTACAGATTTGATGCAGTGAGGTTAACCTTCCGCATTCCAACACCACGTAAATAGGCCCAGTCGATGTCAGGGCGAAGCTCTTCACATGTCACTGTTCCACCAGTAGCTTTTTCTATGCCCAAGCACCGTTCCGCAGGTATTTGCCTAGTCCCCTTAGTCCATTGATTAACTGTTGGTGACGAGACACCGAGGTTCCGGGATAAAGCTGCCTGTCCACCAACAATCCGGCAGGCTTCCCTGATTGCTTCCAGGCTATTTTTTTGTTTCATGAATGGAGTTCCTATGATTTCTACACAAACACATATTAGGCTACGCCTAATGATCAATCAATAGGAATTGCCTAAGCGAATTATTATGAGGATTATTAGGCAATGCTTAGCGGTAAAGAATTGGGCCGAGCCATCGAGCAGGCCATAGACAAGAAACTTTCAGTGGGTTCTGCCAAGAGTAAGGCGGAAATTGCACGTCATTTTAAAATCAAACCTCCATCAATTCACGATTGGATCAATAAAGGTTCGATATCTAAGGAAAAACTCCCCGAACTTTGGAATTACTTTTCTGATGTTGTCGGCCCTGAACACTGGGGATTAGCAGGATATCCGATCACTGGGTATAGCCGAGAGGCAACATCAACCGAGTTCACTTTCGAAGAAGGCTCTATTGACGAACTATACAAACATGCTTCTGAAGAAAAAAAAGCTATTGTTGATTTTATCCTTCTCGAAAAAGGGCAGGAGTTTCCCGCATGGGCTGATGCCGATGCGAGAGCGTACATAGACTCACTTGAGCTGAAGGTAAGGAGATGGTCAGAGCAAAAGGATAATGGGAAAAAACAGACGAAAGCCAGAGCTTAGGCTTATATGGTCTAATGGAGAGTACCTATAATTCCATCTATGCGAAAAAGCTCAGGATCTGATTCACTTGCATATCTCAACCCCTGTGGGGGATTGGCTCTTGTAAAGCCCATCCGGGATTAAGATTTGCTTTGATTTAAATGTCAGTTTTCATTTTTGCATGGAGGATGCATGGAAAACTTCAAATCGCGTCTTAAAAATCATATCGAACATGTTAAAAATGTTAGAGAGCACTGCACTACTGAAGAAACAACAAAGCAGGCTTTGATACTTCCTTTTTTGGACATACTAGGCTTTAACGCTTATGACCCACAAAAGGTTAAGGCTGAATATGGAGCAGACTTTCCAGGAGTCAAATCTGGAGAACGCGTGGATTATGCCCTGTTCTGCCAGGGAGTTCCTGTTATGTTCATAGAGGCAAAAGGTTGTAAAGAGAAAATGGACAACCATTGCCCTCAATTATCCAGGTATTTTAACTCCACTCCAGAGGTTACGATATCAGCAATTACTAATGGCATTGAATGGCGTTTCTTTACGGATCTTAATGAAAAAAACATTATGGATTCAACTCCATTCTTGCGGATCATGATGGATGACATTAAAGACTCTGACGCCGAGCAACTATTTAGATTCAGACATGATAAATTCAAACCAGAAGCCCTGAGGACCCTTGCAGAAGAAAGCGTTTATATCTCTGCATTTGTAAAAGTAGTGAGTACCAGCCTCAGGGAGGTAGACCATGAATTTGTCAGGTATGTTGCCGGGCGTGCTAATATAGGTCGCCAATTAAATCAGAGATTTATAGAAACAATTACCCCTTTAGTTAGACAGGCTGTTGAGAGATCTGTAAGTGAAATGGTGGTTTCTGGGCTGTCATCTAGGACATCATCATCCCCGGTAATTGAACCCTCCAATGATGCTGTTGAAAATATCGTTGTTGACGAGCGAGCTGACATTGTAGACGCCGAAAATCCGAACATAGTAACAACATACAATGAGTGAATCGCCACGGATAATCTAGACACTTCCGAGCCGTTGATAATACTGGTTTTCATATTCTGTCGGTGACATCTGATCGCTAGAACCATGCCGACGCTTACTGTTATAAAACATTTCGATGTAATCAAAAATATCGCTGCGGGCTTCTTCCCGCGTTCCGTAGATCTTTTTCTTTATCCGTTCGCGTTTCAACAACTGGAAAAAGCTTTCTGCAACCGCATTATCATGGCAGTTACCGCGACGGCTCATGCTGCCCTCCAGGCCGTGTGATTTCAGGAACGACTGCCACTCATGGCTTGTGTACTGACTGCCCTGATCCGAATGAACCAGCACCTGTTTTTGGGGATTACGCCGCCATACAGCCATCAGCAGTGCGTTCAGGACAATGTCCTTTGTCATCCGGGATTGCATGGACCAGCCGATAATTTTGCGTGAGAACAGATCAACAACCACGGCAAGATACAGCCAGCCTTCGTGGGTCCTGATGTAGGTTATGTCCGTTACCCAACGCTCATCCGGAGCATCCGGATTGAACTGTCGCTGGAGCCTGTTGGGCGACACGATACTGGCCTCGCCTTTACGTGCCCGCGGGCTCCGGTATCCGACCTGAGCCTTTATCCCGACACGTTTCATCAGTCGCCAGACCCGGTTCACTCCGCACTGTTGCCCGCTGTCCCGCAGATCCAGATGGATTTTGCGATAACCATAAACGCATCCCGATTCCAGCCAGAACTGTTTAATCTGTCCTGTCAGTCTCAGGTCTGCCTGATGGCGTTGTGAATGCGGCTGCTGAAGCCAGGCGTAAAAACCACTGGGATGAACATCCAGCACCCGACAGAGCAGGCGAACAGGCCAGCAACAGGTGTTGTCACGGATAAAGGCGTACCTCAGTCGGACAGCTTTGCGAAGTACGCCGCGGCTTTTTTTAATATGTCCCGTTCGTCGGTAACCCGCTTCAGCTCTTTCTGGAGACGGCGGATCTCGGCCTGAGCATCTGACTGTTCTTTATTAGTGGAAGGATCCGGACCGTACTTCTTTATCCAGGCGTAAAGGCTGTGGGTGGTGATATCGAGACGTGTTGCAACGCTGGCAACAGAATAACCGCGATCAACAACCTGTTTGACTGCTTCAGTTTTAAACTCTTCGGGATAACGCTTACCGCTCATGGGCACCTCTCTTTAAGCCATCTTAAATGACTCTGAGGTGTCTGTTAAACCCGTGGCGATTCAGAGCGGGTTATATACGAGAAAATCACCTCTATTACTGGTCCGGAGTACGACCTCCAAGCTAAGGACACAGAGTCATATTATTCTATCCTTTTCCAAGGTAAAACAAATCGCTGGTTAATTCGTTACTACGATAAGAAAAACCGCTCGTCCATCCAATTACCCATTGATATAAGTGAAATCACTGGAAATGAAATAAAAAGGGCTGGACTTGAATTTGATAATAATAGGATTTTCATTGATAATCCTGAAGATGTATTAAGAATTTCAGGTTTAATACTTGATTCTTTACAATATGTCCAAAATGATGAGAACTTCAGAAAACGTCGTTCATAATATCAATACGAACCTAAAATTATTTCATCATATCCCGCTTAGGCGGGATTTTTTTGTGCATAAGCCACGAACATTAGGCTTTGCCTATTGACACGATATTAGGCAAGACCTAACATAAAGTCACCAGATATGCTGTGTGTAGTCTTGGTGGTATCAGTTTCCCTTTGTTTCTGGTACCGCCCTTTTTACACAAGACAGAAGAGCACCACCGAGTGACGGGCCCATAACCCAATCCGCTCGGGCGGATTTGCGGCCGCAGGTGCTCTTCTGTGTTGTGTGGAGATTACTTGCACGCCGTCATTGCAGTGGCGGCGTCCTCCAGGACAGTTACTTTACAGAGCAGTGATCCGCTCCCCCATTCTCATGGGTTGGGTTGCTGCACCCTAAAGCGCGTTGCAGCGCGTCAGTTGGAGAAAAACATAATGGCAAAAACAGCACAGCAGTTAATTAAAGTTGCCTTTGAGGCGGCTAAAACAATGCCTCCTGCTACTGCAGAACTTCTTAAAGATATGGCAACTATGCTCGATGTTTCGAACGTTACTCTTCGCCAGGCATGTAAAGAACGTGACGCCATGAAAGAAGAAGTTATTTCCTGGGCTAAAGAATGCGATCGCATTGTTGAACGTCACACCAAAACCCGCAGCAATATGCACGTCTTAGAAGCTATGCGCGATATGAAGAATATCTCGGCGGCACCCACCAGCGATGTGGAGGCTGTCTGATGGCTAAAGATTCAAAAATTGTATATGGCGCCAGTGGCAAGACGAACGTTTTAACGTTCGAGCCTGAAAACCTTCATCTGGTTACCGACAAAACTCACCCGCTTTACGATGAGCGTATCCACCTGCCTATTAGCGAGGCTATGGTGCTGAACATCATGGACCAGGGCGTTCTTGAGCCGATTATCGTCTGGAAAGATCCGGAGACAGGGCTGTCTTGTGTGGTTGATGGCCGTCAGCGTGTCCGTCATACCCTGGAGGCTAACAGACGCCTGGCCAAAGAGGGTAAAACTCCGCTGCTGGTTCCGGCTGTCACTAAACGCGGTTCTGCAGTTCGCATGGCTCAGGCAATGGTCAGCGCAAACGAAATCCGCCAAGCCGACACACCGCTGGGCAGGGCCAAAAAGATGGCTGATGCGCTGGAGCGCGGGCATGACGAGGAAGACCTCGCGCTGATGTTCGGCGTCAGTGTCCCCACTGTACGCGCTACGCTATCCCTTCTGGATGCCACTCAGGCAGTCAAAGACGCGCTAGAGTCCGGCGCAGTGACCGTTACCCAGGCACGGCAATTGGCCTCACTGAAACCCGAAGAACAGCGGGAAAAGGTAGCCGAAATCGAAGCGGCGACCGCTGGCACTACCGGTCATGAAAAAGCGCGTCGTCAGCGCCAGGTCCTCGGCGATAAGAAACCGCGCCTTAAAACTCGCAAAGAAATCACAAAAGCCCTCGAAGCTGCCAACGGTGAATACGCTGATGCTCTGCGCTGGGTACTTGGGGAGGTAACATTATGAGTAAAGTAGGAGATCATTTCTTTGAGTTTCCTGCATCACGTGGAACTCAGGGCGGTTCAATTGTCCTGATGCTGACTGTTCCTGCACGGACACTTACGCGAGTTCTCGCCAGCGATAATTACGGGGACACTCTTGAACGCTCGCAGCGAGAACTGAACCCAGCCAGGGCGAAAAAATTTTATCAGTATCTTGTTGAAGCATACGAAAACAAAGAGCCATTTATCATTCCACCGCTGGTAGGTAACTGCGATTCGTATGTTGAATTCGAAGAGTTCGGAAACACTAATGTCGGGGTGGCCCGTTTCCCGCTGGATGCAGAGATTAAATTGTTTGATGGTCAGCATCGTGCAGCCGGTATTGCGGAGTATTGCCGCACCATTGATGAACCGATCCATGTCCCGATGATGCTTACTCTCCAGTTGCCACTGAAGACGCGCCAGCAGTTCTTCTCCGACATTAACAATAATGTTTCGAAACCTTCTGCGGCTATCAACATGGCCTATAACGGGCGCGATAAGAGCGCGCAGGAAATGGTTAGTTTTATCAGTTCACACAGCGTCTTTTCTGAAATCACCGATTTTGAGCATAACGTCGTTCCCGCGAAAAGTGATAAGTGGGTGAGCTTCAAAGCCCTTAGTGATGCCACTGCAAAATTTTCCGGTTCATGTTCACAAGATGATCTTGAGGGGTTGTGGAATGCCTGGCTGATGCTGACTGGTTTAGATGATATTCGCCGAGGTACGAACCAGGCCGAGTATAAACGCGAGTATATCCAGTTCCATGCTGTGATGATTAACGCCTTCGGCTACGCAGTGCAGAGATTAAGCGAAGGTCGGGGAGTTCGCGGGGTCACGCTGATGATAGAGGACCTGGTTATGAATACCGGCATCGCCGAGCGTGAAGACTTTTTCCTTATTTCATCATGGGACGGAATTTGCGCCAGCTGTGAGAAAGCCAGGCCAACGGTCATTGCGAATGTATCCGCTCAAAAGGCTGCAGCATCACGCCTGATGGACGCCATCGTGAATAAAAACTTATCTGTCAGTAGCGGTAAGGAATCAGCCAATGACCAATAACCAGTTTACAGATGAAGAGCTGCAAACGTTAATCATCGAGTTGCAGCAGACCGCTTACCGCCTGAACGGGACTAATTCGGCTTACCTGATGTCAGATGCGATAAAGCCATTGCGCGAGCTACAGGAACGCCGCAATGCCGCAATGGGCAGCGAGCCGGTGGTGTGGATCAACGGTTGCAACAAATCTGTACCAGCAGCCCTGAGATACTTGGCCGAAAATCCGCAGCCGATAGGCGGAGAATCATCGTTTAATACGGCGCATCTGTACCAGATGGCACGAGAAATAGAGTTAATGGCTGAAGCGACGCTCTATCGCCACGCGCAGCAGCCGGTAGTGCCGTTCGGACTTCATCCGGATACGCAGAAGTTGGTTATCGACTTCTGCACTGCCCTGGCTGAGAAGCTGTACAAGGCCCAATTAAAATACGGCTACGACGCAGACTGGAAACAGGATGGGTGGCCAAGTCAATGCCAGGCGCACTTTCACCAGCATATCGCCAAAGGTGATCCGCGCGACGTTGCCGCTTACTGCGCATTTATGTGGTATCACGGTTGGAAAACTGAAGCTGCGCAGACAGCGCCTGTAGTCACTTTCTATCGCGATGGCATTGAAGCCGCCGCCAAATGGATAGATAAGCAGCGTGAGGCATACGACAGCGAGCATGGATGGTCTGATCCTGATACCGGAGCTTTCGAGTTTGGCAATGATACCCAGCGCGGATATTCATCCACCCTGGAAGAATTAGCCGAAGGGATTCGCGCTCTGCATCCAAATGCTGGCAACTCCCAGACGATTCCAGAGGGATACGTGATGGTGCCGATGAGGCTAACCGCTGAGAACGGTGCAAAGAGTGTACTATCTGGCGAATTTTCAGAAACACAGTTTGTAAACTGCCCGGAGTGTTTTGGTGATGATGAGTGCGAAACATGCGACGGCAGCGGCAGAATTGAAATAAAAGTGCCAGTCAGTTGGACGACTATAAAAGAAATTTGGATTAAAGGTGTCGAGTATTTTGCAGCCGCACCGCAGGAGAATAACTAACGTGAACCATTTAATGTTCGACCTCGAAACAATGGGCAATAAGCCCAACGCCCCTATCGTCTCCATCGGTGCGGTATTTTTTGAGCCCTCAACTGGCGAACTCGGAGAAGAATTTTACCGAGTAGTCAGCCTTAAAAGCGCGGTAGATGGCGGTGCCGTTCCTGACCCTGAAACGATTATTTGGTGGATGCAGCAAAGCGAAGAGGCCCGAAAGGCCATTTGCGATAAAGACGCGGCTATGAATCTTGTTACTGCATTGAGCAATCTGAATTGCTTCATACGTGATAACGCCGATCCAGCAAAAGTTCAGGTCTGGGGTAATGGGGCTACGTTTGACAACGTAATCCTTCGGGCCAGCTATGAGCGTGAGTTTGTACCCTGTATCTGGTAATTCTGGAATGATCGCGACGTTCGAACCATTGTCGAATTAGGGCGAGTCATTGGCATCAATCCGCGCCGAGATATTCCTTTTGAAGGCGATATGCATAATGCGCTTGCTGACGCCAAACACCAGGCTAAATACGTCTCTGCAATCTGGCAGCGTTTGATTCCTGCGTAAATATGAATTCTTGAGGTAATTTATGACTACGAATGATTTTATGGAAGAGCAGGAAGTATTCGAGCTGCTCAAAAAGAAAAAAACGGCTGTTTGGCGTCTTCGTAAAGAACACGGTTTTCCCCAACCCGTTCTTACCTATCCAACCCGGTACAGTCGCAAAGCTGTAATAAAATGGATAGAGGATGGTGGAGTTAATCGTGTTGTATAAAAGGGGGATATTCGCCTGGCCATAATACAACCAGGCGTACCAACATGATATCATTAATATATTTTCATAGATTTGATAGCATATTTACAATCCTCTGGATATCTCTCAAAAACCACATCCCACTCAACATCAGGTGATATGGCTGTGACATCATTTCCAGATGATAATAAATGGCTTGTTAGGACAGGGTAATGCTTACAATACATTTCCCAAGATGCTGCATATTTTTTTCTAACCGACTCAGGAAAATTTTCATTTACAGAGCCAAGATACATATTATTCACATGAATTATCTCTGGTAAAATAAACCATTTCGAATCTGTCATGTTTATCAATTCAGCTTCTATGGGAAGCTCATATGTACAATATCTTTCATGCTCATCTAATGACTGTGTTACATAGACGAAGTTATAATTTTCATTAAACTCCTTATACTTGAAAATATGACAATATTTTGTTATTTTCTTATCAATAAATAGGCCAATAGCTTTTAACTCCTTCTCGGAATTATAAGCATCAACTAAGGCGTTACCATAAAAACAAGGAATTCCATTAATTTCATAATGTGTGAAGTCACCATGAGTAATCACTGCTCGAAAGTAAACATTTCTTCCTGTCAAACGATGCATCAAATCTTTTACAAACTCACAAAGAAACATTACTAGGTATTTAGCATCCGCTGGAGTATCACCACCCTCCACATTATAAACCACTACGGTATCTGAAAATACGATAACCTTAAATGCATCATGTTTATGGGCATTTAAGCTAGCAATAACCTCATATAAATCATCTATTTTCTCACTTCCCTGCCTCACTAGTTCAGTAAAGCCCAGGATATCTAAATACAAGAAAAACCTTTCGTTCATTTTTACCTCTTCAGAATTAATTCCTTTGTGCACAGCGTCACAACCATCATAGCTTCATACAACAACTCTTATCATTGAAGTTTGATAACTAAACCTTCCCATTCTGAAGATTTTTTACATGCCATAAAATCTTATCTGCATAGAGTTCGTAGGCCACTTCCTGTTCCACCAGCCAATCATGTTTGTTATAGGCTGCCATCACTCCTCCCAGTTCATGCCCCAGCATCTTTTCCGTGACATGGGGCATAACCCCTTCCCCTGATAAATTCGTCACCAGCGAGCGCCTGAAGTCATGTGTTCGCCACTCCGGTATATCAATTTTATCCCTTAATTTTTTCATATAGAGATTAGCTGACGAGCGATCTATAGGTTTGTCCAGTTCCTGGCCTGGAAAGAGTACATTGTTTCCAGCATTGAGCAGCCTATCAACGAAAGGTTTTACCTGGTCGAAAATAGGCCTACGAATTACATTACCCATTTTGGAATGCTCTGATGGAGTAGTCCAAATCAGATCGTCCGTGTTGAACTCAGTGGCGGTAGCCAAGCGGAGTTCTGACAATCTGGCCCCCCAAAGCATCAGAAGTTGATGAAGCACCTTGTTTGAGGTAACGATCTTGCTGTTCTCCAGCGCCAACCAAATTTTGGCTAGTTCCGTATACGTTAGAACCCGGCTACCCACATCAGGTTTCTTGCCAATAGTCTTAACGCTTAGCTTCAGAACCTCACAAGAAGGTATCAACTGGCGGCTGATACACCAGTTAATCACGGATCGTAACTGGAGGAGCAGCACTCTGGCCTTTTTCCCGTTTTTCTTCTCCTGCTTATCAAAGAATCTAACCCATGCAGAAACAGGGATGTTAACGACAGGAGCATCTGGAAATTCTGTGTACATGGTGTTGTACACAACTGACTTATAGAGCGTCTGAGTATTAGGCTTCAGCGTCTCAACATACTTGCTCCACCACTGATCCAGGCACTCCTTTAGCGTCAGTTCTCCGTCTTCTTTGGCAAAATAATTTTTAGGGTTTAGTCCCTTGAGGTACAATTCGCGCATCTCGCCGACTATCACACGGGCATCTTTGAGAGTCATTGCGGGATAGCGGCCTATGGAAAGGCGCACAGGCTTGGCATTCCAACGATAGCGGAATTGAAACGTAATCGTTCCAGTGGGAGTTATGCGCACACTTAATCCGTCACCATCTGTGACTTCTGGCGTGCCGCTGTAGGGCTTACCGTTGATGCTGCGAAGTTTGGTGTCGCTGAGGGCCACGGCTTAGTATCCTGTACACACTGAATTTCAGCATTCTGTACTCAATGTGTACGCAATGGCAAGTGAACGAGATGATTTTCTACCGGAAAGGATGCGAAGGGAGAGGAAAGAAAAGAAACGAAATGCTTGATGATACGTGAACTAATGGGATAACATGTAAAACAAGCAGAACGCTTAAAAATCAATCATATCTACGTCCCCTTAGTTAAATGGATATAACGAGCCCCTCCTAAGGGCTAGTTGCAGGTTCGATTCCTGCAGGGGACACTTTTGAATTATTCACCTCCGTTCACAGCATTCGTTTAATCATCACCACCGCAGAACAACGCCAGCCCCGAAGCAGATGAATCACAGAGGTTTATCGATTCCTGCATAGATCTCATCAAGTTGCTGTAGCCGGTCTTCATATGATTTCGTCAAACAGCGGCTGTCGCTGCCGCATTTCTGCCGGCTATGGAGCCATGTTTTTTGTGCGTCCATCATCTCGCCACGCGTCCCCATTGGAAAAAGCCCCCGCAGAAACTCATACTTCGTCGCCATCACCACGTCCATATCGTTCAGGCTCCGGTTAGCGCAGATAGCCTTTTCATCCGCCTGCGTCGCTTTCTGACAATCAAAACTCGCGGAGTACCCCGCTACCGGATACAGCACAGCAATAGTCATCAGTACTTCTCTTATCTTCATATGCGCTCCATTTCCGCACTCCCGCCATTTGTGCTACCCGTTTATAACGAGTGCCCCTCGCTACGGAGCCCAGCGTAAGCTTTTGACACACTGACGCTCTGAACTATCCGTGCTGTCGATAATTATAGTTAATCCACCTTAAGGCTCCCATTGGGTGAACCGCGCGCCTTCCGCAATATCTTTTTCCCCGACGCTGATGCGCCCTACAGCCTGGCTGAATTATTGGTCAGAATTGCATCAATGCGGGTCACAGCATTGCTTGCCAGCGAGGGGGAATATTTTTCTCGCGCAGCGATTTTCATATTTTTGCCTGGCCTGACTTCCCATCAATAAATATAAATTCATTTAAAATCAATGTAATAAATTAAACCCTATCATTCACAGTAGTTATCATTGTTGATTGTTTCCTTGCGTTACGATTCGCAAAACAATGCCGGTAGATAAATCCCCACCGTCACGTATTCTTGCCGCTGCCGGATGCGCTGAACTGCTGTTCTTTCAGTATCAGCGTTGCTTAAAAGCAGCGCGTCCGGCGGTTTATGGCGGATGAAAGGCTATCTTCTCAGCCATCCGCTTCATATTGCGGCAGGATGTCTGCGACAAGAATCGGGTTCTGTACGGGACTTGCGGACAGCCTGTTGCCTTACCTAAATTGGTTATACGGATAGATATGATGAAAAAACTCGCAATGGCACTGGGTATCTGTGCGCTTATGGCTTGTGGCGCTGCCAGCGCGGCAAATGGTCAGGTCGTTTCAAAGGCGAAATCAGCCTGCCAGAACAACGCAACGCAGTGCGCCCAGGCAAAATCCACGGCGAAAGCGGATGCGCAAAAAGAAGCAAAAGCAGCCAAAGACGCCTGTGCTAAAAACCAGGCAGCCTGCGACAACGCAAAAACTGCGGCCAAAAACGCAGTGAAAAAGTAACAACAGTACGGTGGGGTATACCCCACCGTACTTTCAAAAATATGCTCCCCACCGTACGCCAGCGTGATTCCCGCAGGGCAAATTCTGTTTTGCTTATGGCAGATATAGCTGGATTCTTTGCGCACGAGCCCGCGTCAAAACAAGCAGTTACACGATACAGGCCTGACCCATGGCGGCGCTCCCTCGTCTGTCCGATCGACAGTCACAGCGGCTAACAGACGTTTTTCGAGCAGGCTGCGCATTCAATAAATCACCTGCTTATTGATTCAATACCCGCTTCCTGCATTATTAGCAATTCATATAATCACCATAAATTTAATTCACAAACAAAATAATCAAAAGCAATTAATTCCCTGCAAGGCAGGGGATCAGGCTGATTTTTTTAGCAGCGATACATTTAATTATTACAGGAAAGCTGATAGGATGTTTGAGAGATAATATTCTGACCAGATTCAACACAACACGCCAATATCAAAGTTTGATATAAAACATCTGTTTTGATAAATATTTTGTATGAATCTAAATCGTCGCAGCGTCGATAGAGGTCAATTTAAGAAAACCATAACCCCCTATTTTTCATAAGATGATATAGACCATGGAAAGAAAAGAAAGAAACATATGGAAACTAAACAATCTTCCCCCCCTGGAATACTGTTCAATATCTCGCGCTAAAAAACTATTGAATTGTGAAATAGAAGATCTGCTTCATTGGCATGATATTGGCGCGATAAGCCTGTGCATAAAAGTAGGTAAAACTAACGGAACATTAAAAGGTGCGTTCCAACATGACCAGAGCAGTAATAATCTCTATTTTCTTAACGCACCCAATATTGATGAGTTGAGCATAAGCGAAAGATCGTGGTCACGGCATTCAAAAATTAACAAAATTTTTAAATTTAATGATAGTGAAGCAAATCAGGAAGCCCAATATGGTATACCTGTTACCCAGCTAAAACTCCGGGTTTCCGTCTCTGGCTTATGGTACTGCCACACGAGAAATTTGATGGAGATCTTAGAAACACCTGAAGACATTATTACTGAGCAGAGGATAAGCATCATATCACCGGCCACCAATGTCCTCTTCTGCCACTTCATACCCGACGAGGATGAGAGGCCAACCATCACGCTGAGTAAGCTTTACATCACGAGTCAGGCGATTGAGAAAATTTATGAACATACCATCAGCAGCCGCCCTCTCGAACTTTCTGAAAAAACCTTACATTTATCTGAGGAGCAAGATATAGCGACGCCCTCAACGATTATGCAAAATAAGTTGCTCATTGAATTTATCAATCACATCATTCAATCCAATCCCCATTTTGGCGATAACATGCTTAACGCGACTGAAAACAAAAAAAGTAAAATATTTAATAGAGCTATGGATAAACTCAGGTCTGAAGGCGTGGTTTCCAGCTACGGCAGCATTAATCTTCCGGCGTCAGAATATACGTTCGAATAA